CCCAGACCACCTTAACGCAGTTTGAATTCGCCCATAAGTACGGGACTAAATCTGAACCCCTTATTGGAGACCGAAGCTAATCACGATTGGTTAACGATCTGATGCTTTGGTTGTCGCAGCTCTCGTAGTCTTGCGCGGCAAGTCTCTAGGCTTGACAGCATCGGACCCTGGATCCCCTTTCGAACCTATTATATTGAAACCACTGATTACCTCTGATAGTGTTGCGTCAGCCTTAAGCATAGACGTAGGCACACGAGCTTTAACTGCATTGATCATGACCTTAGATCCTAACTCCAGGTGGACTGACCACGTCCGACCTACCTGGGCTAGAACCACTGTATATTCAAGGATATTATTCTCCCTGATAAGGACAATGGTCTCTAGGTTTCTCAATGCCTTAGTCATAAGCGACCTATCCTGTGAAGGACTAACAACGTTTCTTCCAGTCCAGATATCCGTCAGTGCATTACGGAACCGATCTAACAGACCGGATCTTGCCCGTCTAGTCATCATCTCGTCTGCGGAAGATAATAGGAAAAGGTCATCAGCGAGACGTCTTGCCTCAGCATCAGAAGCCTGTACGATCGGATGGAACGAGTTCAATCTAGGCAACTCCTTAATGGCTTTAGCCGCATCTGGAGCTGTAGCCTCTACTGAAGGTTGTATAACCGGTCTAAGCTCTGATAATAGAGAACCACTAAATGCCGGGTCACCCTCGTCAGCCCGGAGACTTATTAAGGCTGCAATAGCCAACGATTGCCGAAGCAACGCGTCTAAACGTTTCAGGGACTCAGACGCTACCGTCCAGGTGTAGACCTGAACAACATCTGCTTCTGATAAGTTAACACCTGGGAACCAGGTGTCCGGCGTACTTTGAGCGAGCCCAGGCACTGCAATGGATCTCACTAATCCGTTCACTTCCGAAGGCATGATATTATCCTTGATGAGTAATGACAATGATTCTTTATCCATTATGGTTGACATAAGTTGCCAGAACGGCTTAGCATCAAGACCTATATCCCTCCGTACAAGCTCATTCTGCAATTGTGGTGCAAGCCGACCATCACGTATAGTTTTACATATCTGTTTAACCGGAATAGAACTTATCTCGTGACCCTCAATAAATGTTCTCTTACATAGCTCTCCAGCTGGTCTAAGAGTAGCACCGTGCTCAATAGACTTACTAAAGTTAATAACTATCCCGTGGGATGCAGTTATAACCTTGTAATTAGCAGCAACAGAAGCATTGGTCAGAGCACAATCATCACCAACTATGGTATACTTTGTATAATCCGCCACTTTAGCTCTAGCTGCAGCGACTTGGATCAGCACGTGATGTATTAGGGCTAACATCGGGAAGGACGAACGTGCTCCCATAGGTTGCCCTACATTGTAAGGCCGCAGGTAAGCATCAGGACACAAGTACTTTCTCCCGACTAAAATCTTACTCCATGCTTGACCATATGATGTCGAACCCATTAAGTGCGAAAGAACTGTTGACTGAAGTTCAATAGGTATTCTATCAGTAGCAGCTGTGAGATCAAAACAATTCAGCTCGTTAGAAGGATCCTTAGTCCACCCTTTCATTCTCGCGACGACCGCGTCCTGGTTAAACGAACCGTCCATCGGCAATTCTTTCAAAAAGGAGTTGACAGTGTTATGTAATGGTGAGAGCGCCATCTGACTCCAGTAATCCAACGCAGCAACTATTCGGGCTTTACCACCCCACTCTTCTATAACGGCTAACTTACCAAGGTAAGCGTGACGTTGTGGTTCCAGATCGTGTTCCGGAATACGAAGAGTTCCTTCCATATCATCGACCATGAAACCCATACCCGACTCTTCTAAGAATGTACAGAGCTGCTTAAACAGTTCAGGGTTGGCTGCCCAAGCCCTTACATCTGAATGAGCACTCCATGTTGACTGTCCGTTTGGGCCCATCGACGATAGGACCTCATACTTAAAGTTAGCAACATGATGCTCGTAGGCCTCCTTGAACAAATCAGGGGTAATACCTAAACTAGCTAAAGCTGCGTGAATCTCTGACAGCTTGATCTTATTCTCAACACTACCTTTCTCAAGCATCTTAAACGGATCAGTAATAGTATTATAGTTCGGTTTCGCAGGTATCACGACAACCCGGTCCATCGATAGCATCGCGAAAATCACCCTATGGAAGAAGACACACGTGCCGAAGTCATTTTCCTGGCTGATCGCGTCGATAATTGGCATGACCCCTTGGAGTAAGTGTGGCTCGGACTGAACATCATTCCAAGCCCGAGGTCTCATTCCTATAGGACCATGGTCGCCATATCTTATTGCTCTAATGTACCATGCTCTGGCC